CTATTTTAAGTGGAGAACCACCAGCAACCCTTGCTGATGGAGGTGTATCGTTAGGTGAGAAATTACAGCATCCGAACACGGTTCCTACGGATTTTCATAAGATAAAGAAAGCTGCATCGTCCGATGCTAGAAAGACTTTGAAGTCCTTGATGGATTTCTATCTGGGTGCCAAGATCATCAAGAAAAACGAATACGTTAAATACAAGAAGAAGGTAGACGAAATGGGTCTATCCAATCTGATGTTTGCTATTGAAGCATCGCAATATGCTATCATTAAACTTCTTGAAGACATTGACATGGGAAACACTCATCCAAGGAATTTCGAGGCAATGGCCACACTGAATGGTCAGATGATGAATATGATCAAGCACCAACAAGCATTGTTCGTCACAATGGAAGAGGGTTACAAGAAGATCAAGTACGATCATCAGGATGCGGAAAACGAAGAACAGAAAACAGAAGATGTCGATCATGAGGACATTACAATAGTTGAAGGCGTACATAAGACCAGAGGTACTAAATTACTGATGGCTAACATTCAAAAGAAAATTAAGGATAACCCTTCCGATAAGCCAGATGGTAAGCGGGATAGGTTAACCGATCCGTACAATCGTCCGGAGAACCTGGTCAAAGGAGCACCAGTAAAACGCACCAGTGAAGATGAATCCGATGAGATCTATGGAGATCTTGACGAACATTTTTGATCCCATGAACATATCATTCGATATAGACAATGCGATCATCGAAAGCGAACAAGCACAATTGCTCGCTAAAATCTTTGCGCACCTCAGAACCAACATCGCAGACGGTCACAAGTTCATGAATATAGTCATGCTCAGTAACCGTAACAAAGATGAGTGGGAATACAGTCTCAGCCTTAAAGTGCTGATGGATGGCTTCGGCCTGACAATGAAAGATATGTATTTCACTGATGGTAAGAGTAAAGTTGACCTCATCGAGGAACTTGAGATTGACATCCATGTGGATGCCGATCCTGATGAGATAGCAGCTATAAATAAGAAGTTCCCCGGTAAAGGTTGGTTGATCAATTACACCGGTAAGAAACGATCTTAATCAATCAGTTTTAATATTATGGACAAATCTATGTTAATATCAGTTATTCTTAATAATTGAATTTTATTTTCTCTACAAAATTGTGATTTTATTTTATCGTTTTCTTGTTGAATTATAAATCTATCTAATCCACCAAAAAATTTGATAGGGTTTCGGTGTTGATCACCATCAAATTCGATACAAACTTTATGTTCAGGTAAATAAAAATCAAATGGTAAAGGACGTTTTCTTCTACATTTCTCAAATTTTTTTTGTTCAATAAAATTTATATTGCTATGTGTAAGAAATGTGGCAATAAAAACCTCGCCATGTGATCGTCTACAAATAGGACACCCTGTACCTTTTAAATGATTGTTAGGACTTTGTTCAAATTCACCATGTTTTTTGCATATTATTTTTAAGCGTTGCTTACTATGTTTGTAAATAGTATTTGAATATTCATATGTATTACCGTGTATGTGTCTAGCTTGTTGTATAAATTCTTCTGTTGTTGGTATTGTAGTATGTGCACAACTGGGGCAACCATGTCCCCCTAAAATATGACCAATATAGCTTTGTTTAAATTCACCATGTTTTTTACACGTTATTTTTATTTTCTCATACACTGATACATATTCTGATTTGGAATAATCATATAAACTATCATGTATGTTATTACCTTTTATTTTGAATAATTTAGTTGTTATTTTCTCTGCTTTGTTACATGTTGGACAACCATGTCCATTATTATGCCCATTTGGTCGTTGCTTAAATTCACCATGAATTTTGCAAATAATCGTAATCGGTTTCTGCGAACCCTTATAATCAGATAACGAATAATCATATCGATCACCATGTATGCGTCTAGCACAGTTAATAAAATATTCTGTGTTTTTTAATATAGCCGTCCTCGTTTTTATTTTACCACAAGCCGGACATCCTCCACCATTCAAATGAATCTTTTGTGTTTGTTCAAATATCCCATGTTTTTTACAACGTATCGTAATTTTAGTCGTCGTATTTTTATAATTGACCTCATCGTAATTATAAAAACCTTTATGAATTATTTTACTTCTCTGTATAAAATTTTCAGTTGTAAGTTTTACCATCGGCTTTCTTATTTATTTGATGTATATAATAGAATTTTCTTAGTTTTCCATTATATACCATATGGAATTAGCATCAAACGCATGGAACACAACCAAAGTAAAAGAATACGTCACCCGAGTAGAAGATGGCGAGAATTTAAAAAACACACCATTTTGGGATAACAAACCTGAATGGAGAAACGCCAATATCGTATTTGATTATACGGAAATGGAAGTTGAAGAGATCGAGAAGTGTGCGAATGACATTATTTATTTCGCGAACACTTATTGTTTTGCAATGACCGATGATGGTGTTCAGAACATCACACTGAGAGATTATCAAGAAGATGTTCTGATAGATCTACAGAACAATAATATGTGTGTCTTCCTGGCATGTAGACAGATCGGTAAAACAATCTGTTCTGGGATCTTCCTTGTATGGTTCCTGTTATTCAACTTTGATAAGAACATTATGGTCCTGGCAAACGTAGGAGCAACAACTGTAGAGATCTTAGATAAGATTAAGGTTATACTTTCTCACCTACCGTTTTTTCTTAAGCCAGGAATTCTTAAGAATGACATGATGACAATGAAGTTCGATAATGGTTGTAGATTGTTTGGTAAAGCAACGACTAAGACTGCAGCGATTGGGTTTGCGTTACACTTATGTTTCATTGATGAATTTGCAAATTTACCCGCAACATTTATTGACCAATTTTGGCGTTCTGTATTTCCAACCTTATCTGCTTCTAAACATTCCCGTATGGTTATCACGTCTACGGCCAATGGATTAAATAAATTTTATAATATTTATCAAGGTGCGGTAGACAAAACAAACGATTTCCATCCAATTAGAGTTGACTGGTGGCAAGTTCCTGGTAGGGATGAAGCCTGGATGCGTAAAGAGATTGCCAACTTGGGATCTATTGAAGATTTCAATCAAGAATATGGTAACCAATTCCTGGCATCTGATAAATTATTATTGGATGGATCTACTCTAGCCAATATGAAAACTGTTGTACAGGAATTTCGTTGGATGGAACTTGATGCACTGAATGATCTTGAGGTAGATTATTCTCACCTCACATGGCATCAGAAATTTGATTTTGATAACGTATCACCAACGGATCAATTCGTACTTACTATTGATACGGCCAATGGAGGAGGAGGTGATCATACTGTGATCAACATCTTTAAACTGATCCCAACACCGATAGGACATATAAAGAAGAAGCTCAAATATCAAGATGAAGGCGATTTCTTCTCCTTGATGCAAGTTGGACTGTTCCGGTGGAATCGTCAGGACATAGAAGAGGTTCAGGTGATCATAGAGGGCCTTATCTTCCACGTATTCGATCCGGAGCAGGTTAAGGTAGTGCTAGAGATGGATTTCAAAGGAAACCTCCTTTATGAGCGTATATCACAACACCCTACTTTCTGGGCAGATATATTTATTCACACTAAACATTCGATGGCAGCAAGAAGGTTAAGACCTGGAACTAAGCTGAATCCAAAGAACAAGCTGGAATATTGTATGGAATTGAAACGTCTCGTTAAAAGTGGACGAATCATTACATATGAGAAGACCACATTCGATGAGCTTTCAGCATTCGGTATTAACTCAAAGGGTTCTTATTCAAGTCAATCTGGACACGATGATATTGCAATGACACTAGTCAATCTGACTGTATTCTTCGATAGTCCTCAATACTATGAGATGGTTGAAAATATCTACGACGACCTACCTAAGAAATATAGGGATGCTATCGAAGAAAAACTATCTGCAATGGGCTCTGAATCTGATTTCAATTTCAGTGACCTGAAGGACATGATGTAAAAACTTCTTCCGGTGGCTAATTCCGTTGATCGCCCGGAATATATAGTTTATAGTAAAGAAACTAAAGAGCAAATGAGTAAAAATGCTGGGAAAAGCTGTTTAGGTAGGTTTGGTCGCCTTCATCATAATTCCAAATCCGTAATTCAACTCGATTTAGATGATCACATTATTAAAAAATTTGAATGCGTAAAGGATATTGAAAGGGAATTAGGCTTTAAACGTCCAAATATTTCTAAGTGTTGTAATGGACATTCAGAAAAAGCATATGGTTTTAAGTGGAAATTTGAAACGTTACTAGATATATACTAAAAATAATTACTCCAAACAATGGCACAAAAAATAAGATTAGACCTTAGCAAATTCAAAGCAAGTGGTGTATACACTTTGGAATTTGATCAGAGTGAAAATATTATACTAACACCACAGACTATCCGTCTTGTTGTTGGTTTTTCAAAGAAAGGTCCTTTTAACTCACCAGTATTCTGTCCTGATATAAAGACAGCAAGAAGAGTGTTTGGAGACATTGACTCCTCACTAGAACGTAAAGGATCGTTTTTCCACAGATCTGTTTTTACATGTTTACAGAACGGGCCGATTTTCGCGCTCAACCTGTTAGCACTTGGTAATGACGATACTGTGAGTCCCGATCTTTCAGATAAGGTAGACTATGTTTCCTTCTCTGTTGACACAGTAGAAGATAACGGTATTCTTACCCCAAGACTTCTTAGCTCATACTATAATAAGGAACGATTTTGGTTCCCTTCTCCAGATTATTTGCTTGCCACTACTTCAACTCTGGATGATGAAAGACTTTTCCACTTCACAAACCTTGGTAAGACTCCTATGTCTATCATCGTTAAGAAGTCAGAAGTTCTTGGATACGATCTAACCGCCAAAGAATGGTATGCAACTGGAGGCCCAAAGCCAGACTTCATGAATGACTATGACTATATCAATGATTTCTTTATTGATGTTGTTGCGATCGAAGGTAACTGGACAGATTATGCTGCGTTATCAATTGATCCTGTTTATAGCACATACTTTAATGCAAGAGGATTTATCAAGGAAACCCTTGACCAATTCATCTCGCTTCCTGAGATTACAACACTAGCAAGTGTAACTGGAACAATTATTCCAGACTTCACTGACAAGAATGGTGTCAACCAATACATTGAGACAATCGTTAATAACACGGTTGCAACAACTGGAATGTTCTGTGCTGTTAATGAACTAGCACTTGATAATATCCTAACTAACACAAGTCAGTTGGATCTTGTTGGTCACAACTTGATTGGCGGAATTCTAGGTGGTCAAACTGATATTGACCTTATTTCTTATAAGGCTCCTCTTATCAATGATTACGAATATCCGGATTCTGTACCTACGTATGTTGTAAACCCTGTTCCATTACCAGGAACATATACTACATTCCGAGCTATTGAAGCGACTCTTATTTACATTGCGTGGAAAGCAGGAACGATTACTGATGGTGATTACATTATCAAGGATGGCGTTGGAACTAAACAATACTTGAAATTTTTCGGTGGCGTTGATGGATTCGGTGATCCTTATGTAGATGTTCAAGCTTTTGATACTGCTGGATTTACAGCACAAGAAGATATTGTACTTTTCGGTACAACTTATAATACTGCTGGAGCCCTTGTAGCAACCAACCTTAACATTGTTTCGGTTTACGGTGAATACAATCAGTATATCCAAACAATTGCAGCTAACCCTGCTTTACCAGCACTTACAGCGAATCAATTCCTTGTCGATGCGACAGGACCAAACCCAGATTCAGACAAGGTTCCAGTTGGAGACCTTATCGTTGATAGCACTGGAGCAAGACTTACACGAATTTTAACTGCTGCTAAGTATGACCTCCTTGGTAATGAAGTTCTTATTACATGTGATAGCCCGGTATTTGTTTACCCTTCAAACAGAGTTCAGAAGTTCGAAAGACTTGAGGACTTCGTTAAAGAGTACAACCTATTCTACCTTGGAGGATTTACACTTCAGGAACGTCACATGCCAAACGGTACTGGAACGAGAATGAACCAGATACTAGACGTGATCTATGACACTAACCTGTCAGTTACACTTAAGAGTAAGGATGCTATTGACTTCAGATACATTGTTGACACGTTCAACCACGGTATCGAACCAAACTCCAAGTGGAGACTATCCAAACTTGCAAAGTTACGTCAAAAGGCAATGGCCTTATTGAACACACCTTCAATGAAGGAGTTCATCGACAGTACAGATCCGTATTTCACGGATGCACCAACTGCACCGAATCCTAAGCCATTACTTAATGCAAGATACATCTCAACAGGTGGTAACCTTTCATTGAACCCTAGTTTCACTTATTCACTAGTTGATGAGGAGCTTGGATCTAAGTTCTGTGGATACTTTGCACCAAACTTAGTATTGAGAGAGGGTGGCAAGAACATCTCAGTTCCACCATCAGCACACGTTTCTAACTTGTTCATTAACAAGTTCCTTAACGGTACTCCATATGCGATCGTAGCTGGTCCAAGAAGAGGTCTTATTTCAGATCCTAACTTGGTTGGCGTTGAGTATGAATTCTCAGATGAAGATAGAGCATATCTTGAACCATTCGGAATTAACCCAATTATCCGTAAGAGAGGACAAGGTGTTCAAATCTTCGGTAACCAATCAGGATTCCAGAGAGTTAACTCAGCATTCAATAACCTACACGTTAGAGACTTGCTGATCACTATTGAGTCTGACATTGAGACGATCCTATCAAACTACTTGTTTGAGTTTAACGATCCATCAACACGACTTGAGATCAAGACAAAGGTTGACAACTACCTAGAAGGTGTTCAAGCTGCCGGTGGTGTTTACGATTCAGTAACCATCATGGACACATCGAACAACACTCCAGATATTATCGATCAGAACATCGGAATTATCGATGTTATCGTAGAACCTGCAAGAGGAATTCACAAGTTTATCAACAGAGTAACAGTTGTTAGAACCGGTGCAGTCGCTTCAGGAGGATTTACAGTAGCATAATCAATAGATAATGAAGTTAAAGAGATTCCATAATATATCAGAGAGTTTGTCATCGAAAGATGGTGGACTTACTAATTTGAACGAAGGCGATGCGTATCAAGCCGATGTTCGACAATTGATTATGGCAATTGACAAATTCGCAAAAAATCAGGTGACGGATACAGATATAGTTATCAATATTAAGCCAGGTCTACATGATCATTCAGCATTAACTGTTCCTTTTAATGCTGATAGTTATGAAAGACTTAAAGCATTCCTAGAAGCAGAAATCAAAGAAGACAAAGAATTAGAATGAAGAACTTAAGCGACATAGACAGTATATTAAACGAAGCCTTACAGATAGGAATCATCAGTGGAAAGACCACAGAGAAATCTGGAATGGTCCAAACCATAGTTAAAAAAACACGTGGTGGCGATGGGTTTGATGTGACATTTCAAGTCAGTGGAACTATACGAGATGGTGAAGTTCCAGATGATGTAGAGCATACTATAAATGAAATAATGAAATCACTTCAAAAAGTAGTCGAAAAGGCGTTTCCAGAATTGCAATAAGGTATGACCAGTGGTGTTTATAAAATACTGAACACAACCAACGGTAAACTTTATATCGGAAGTTCCATAGATATGTCAAAACGATATAGCTACCATGTTAACTTATTAAATGCCGGAGCACATCCAAATTCACACCTACAAAGTGCATGGAAAAAGCACGGATCTGACGTTTTCCAATTTGATATTATTGAGCATGCTGATAATGAATCATTAGTTGAACGTGAACAACACTATTTAGATACGATACAACCCTTTGGTAAGCTCGGATATAACATATGTACAGTTGCATATAGTTGTCTTGGTATAAAGCGATCAGAGGAGACCAAACGACTAATGAGCAAAGTTAAGCTTGGTGACAAGAACCCAATGTTTGGCCGACCTGTTTCAGAAGAGACCAGACAAAAACTTAGTGATGCTAATGGTGGTGAAAATCATTGGTCTTATGGAAAAAGTAGATCTACTGAAACATTAGAGAAAATACGTCAAGGTTCATCAGATAAACCTATTACGGATAAAACCAAGGAAAAACTTAGTGACTCTGGAAAAACTGCGTGGACAAAAAGAAAATCTTATTCGCGACAGGTTTCTGTCGACGGAAAGATATATAAATCAATAAGAGCTGCTGCAAATGACCTAATGGTTAATAAAGATACAGTTTCTTATAAATGTAAACAGGAAAATTACCAAGAATATTTTTTCCTAACTAATTGAAAACCAAGTAACTATGGCAGGTCTCTCGCATTACAAAAACTCCAAAGCAGGAATGAATAACTACGAACCAGTTTATCTAAACAAGTTTGAGGTAACTCTTGTTCCACCAAATGGAATTGATGCCGGAGCTGGACAGAATGGACAGAACCTTATCCTAGAGCAGGTTAAGCGTGTATCTGGACTAGAACTTGACAAGAACCCTGGTGTTGTTGAACAACATTACAAGTTTGCTAAGAGACGTTATGCTGGATCAAAGCCAGAGACAACCACTATGGATGTTACTATTGACTTTGAGGTCAACCTTAACGATGCAAACTCAATGTACACGTTCAAGACGTTGAGACAATGGTCTGACATTATTTACAATCCTTTAACGGGTGGTGAAGGTCTTAAGAAAGATTACGTTGGATCTGGACTAATTACAATGTTCAACAGAGCTGGAGACATCTTCAGACGGGTTAGAATGCCTGTTATCTGGCCAATGTCTGCAATCAATCCTATGGAACTTGATTACCAATCAACGGAAGTTTACTCAATCTCACTGACATTCGCAGTGGATTTCTGGGAAGACATCTTTATCTAAACGAAAAACAATGCTCATCACGCCTCTCCTCTGAAGCGCATCAGATGAGCTTCTTCCTAAGACCTACCTTAATTGGTGGGTCTTTTTTTATACCCTATATTTTCCGGAACATTTCCACCTATTACGAATACAATAGACTCAAATGGCCTTGTAATGGACCTAAGATATATAAGGTAATAGATAAGTAGCGGATGATAGTTATAGGTAAAAATGCGATTCACCTTGAATTTTTCGAGGATGGAGAGAAAAGTATCTTAGAGATTGATCACGATTTGAACCCTCTTACAAGGTATATGGATCACACGGTAATGATCGAAGAAGATGTGACGGTTAGGGATCTGTTCATTCATATGGGACAGGAACCAGAGAACATTGATGCAGTATTTGACTCCAGTTTAGGAGGATACAGTTTTCAGTATTTCTTATCCGAAGCCTTGGAAGATTTTGTACCTGACGAAAAAGATGAGGATCTATTAAAATTTGCTGTATTTGTACATAAGTGTAACGTCGATTCTGATGAGCTCTTACACGACATAAGGTTTGTTGTGGTAGGTAAGCACCCAGAAGAGAAAGGAGAGGACACAGACTACAGTATGGAGCTCACAGCGATCAATACCTACGGACATCTCCCGGTAAAGATCAACAAGGAGTATAATATTACAAAAACAGAAATCATTGACGGTGAACATATAGAAGTTCCACTATTCACCACAACTAAATCGATGACACTATATGATCTACTTTCTTCACTTTTATTTGAGGTGAGTTATCATGGAACACCAGATATGCGATCCGACACCTTCGACCAGATGAAAGAAGAAGTCCGATCAAGAATAATAGAAGCACGAAAAAACAATGAGGATGACTTCGACCCGATCTTGGATATTTCCAAGATCACGTACACGCCAGAGAATTTAGAAGTAGTTCTAGAAGACCTGGAAACTAAATTAGAATTGTCTGTAACCGAGGAGCAGTACGAAACAAGTGCTTTCCTCCGAGATAGAATAAAGGTTCTGAAGAAAAAAATAAGCGATCAATAAAATGAGCGAAGCAAAAAATATGGCCGAGAAAGCCGAAGAAGTCCTACGTAACAAAGAAGCAGACGGTGGATTAGAATACGATGAAGTAGTTGTACCAAAGGTAGAGGAACCTCTTAATTTAGGAAAAGCAACTAGTTTTGAATCTGAAGTACGAGTAGGGGAAGAAATCCCTGGAAGTAATCTTGGATGGAAACCGGTTCCAATCGAGAACCTTCCTTCACAAGGTATGTTCTATCCAGAAGGAACCACATTAGAAATTAAGTCCGCCGGATCTTCTGAGATTCGTCACTTCTCTACTATTGATGAGAACGATCCATTAGATATGGATGACAAACTGAATATGGTGATCGACAAGTGTATGAGACTACGCTTCCCAGATCGTCATGCAACTTGGAAAGATCTTAAAGAAGAGGATCGATTCTATTTGATATTCGCAATCCGTGATATTACATTCATTAACGGTGAGAACAAATTGTATCTCAACATGAAGTGTGGACGTACTTGTGGTGGCGATGGTCAAATGAAAGAGAAGATCGAACTTGCCAAAGAGAACTTTGAGTATTATGAGATCGAAGAGAAACTGATGAAGTTCTACAACCCGGATGAAAGATGCTTCGTTGTTGAATCACCAAAGGCCGGTACAATCAAAATGTACATCCCTTCATTGGGTACAACATCCTTCATTAAAAACCACCTAAGACAAAAGGTGAGAGATAATGAATTCTATGACAAAGCATTCCTGAAGGTTGCACCATTTATGTTCCCAGACTGGCGAGCGTTAAATGATAAACTGTACAAGGAGACTGTACAGGATTCAATTGGATGGAGTCCACTAAAACTATCAGCTATTTTGAGAATGGCTGAGATGATCAGATTCGGTGTTAAAACTGAAATGACAAAATCATGTAACCAGTGTGGAGTGGAGGTCCACACCCCTTTATCATTTCCCGGAGGAGTCAAATCATTATTTCTCTCAGCCGACCCCTTCGACGACCTTTTTAGCTAATCTACCAAGCGAACCGTACCAACCAGGTGACAGCCTCTTAAACATGTTCCAGATCGACATTGATAACTACATCAGAATCAAAGTCGCCCTGGGCATGCATTTGAGCCAACCAGGATCTGATGTTGAGAACTGGCCTTACTGGGAGTTTGAAGCATGGGTTGATATTCTTAAAGACGTACTGGAGAAACGCCAACAAGCAGAAGGTAAACAACAAAGTCAATCCGAAGCGGCACAACCAAATACCAGTCAATTGATGAGACAGGCAAGTTCTTCTATGCCTAAACCACCTGCGATGCCATCTTTCAAAATGCCGAAAATGTAAGTGACGGATATATAAGACATGGCACTAGATAAAATAGCGGGTCTATTGGGTATGTCGGCAAAAACAATGTCCGACTCCGCCCGAAGTATTGATCAATATGCACAAATCCTGGAATCTCAAATGGAGACCCAGAATGCTCTACTTACCACGCTCGTGGATAAGATGGATACGATCGCTGATAAGAAAGGTGCTAAAGGTGGTGGATTTGGAAATAAGAAAGGTGCATCATTAAAAGATACTGCAAACAGTTTAGGTGAGATCTCAAAGATCTTGCCAACACTAATTAAAAATTTGATCATCTTTCCAAAGAAGAGTGGTATCAAATTTGTCAGCTTTGTAAGAGATCTATCCGACGTAATAGAAGACGTCTCGGCAAAGAAGTATAAAGAATTCGGTAATATGTTAACAGCTATGGGCGACCATATTGGTGACATAGCTATGGGCCTTTTGAAATTTAGAATATTGGTCGGGGCGAAGACAGTCGACATATTTGTTAGTTTCATAAAAGAGTTTTCCGAAGCATTAGGTGATATTGACCGTAAAGAAATAGCTGCCGGTGCCAAAGCATTAAAGCAGATGTCTTCTGCTATTGCATCATTTGGATTTACGTTAATGATCGCTTCATTGGCCTATGCAATTGTAGGACCTATTGCCATGCTGACTGTTATTCCTACTATTGCAGCATTTGGATATGTGTTTACTAAGATCGGTGAATCAGAAGAAAACATAAAGACTGGTGCACAAGCCATCGCCTGGATGGGTGTCGCAATCGTTAGTATGGGTGTTGCAATGGCAGTTACTCAGCTATTGGCTGGCGGTTCTTGGGGTGCTTTTGCAGAAGGTGCTCTGATTGTTACTACTGCTATGATCGGATTTACATTGGTCTTCCGATTGTTAGAGGCCTTAGGCGCAGATAAAGTTAAAGAATCAGCTCAGTCTATGATGTGGGTTGGGTTTTCAATTATATCTCTGGGAGTAGGAATTGCATTCTGGCAAATGGCGAGAATTGATTTTACATCAGTATTACACGTTGCAGCAGGTGTAGCTCTAGTAGGTTTAGCCTTTGGTCTTATTGGCATATTCAGTAAGCAAATCGAATCAGGTTCTCTGGCAATGATATTTACCGGATTGGCGATTTCTGCTCTTTCTGCTGGTATCTGGGTATTCAAGAAATTAGAAATAGGTACAGAAGATATTTTAAGAACCGGATTGGCCGTATTGACAATGGGTATATTATTTGGTCTGGCCGGTGCTGGTCCAATGCCTGGGTTTATTGCCCTTGGGTCTCTTGCTATGATCGGTGCAGCGATTGCAATTACAGCGATCGGTTTTGGCTTCTCAATTTTTAAAAAGTTCAAAGTTGATTTAGCGGATATTGGAATTATGGCCGGAGCGGTTACATCCCTTGGTGTTATGATGGCAGCGGCCGGAGCAATGTCATGGTTGATTATACCAGGATCAGCAGCGATAATATTGGCTGGTCTTGCTGTATCAAGTATATCCAAAGGTCTCAACGAATTTAAAACTGTAAAATTCGATGAAAAAGAAGCTGACAAACTTTCTTACGTTGTACAATCAGTAGTATCAGCTTTTGCCGCCTCAGGTGGTGGTGCAAGTTTCATGAGTATTCCTCTTGGTCTTAATAATACCGAGATGGGTATTGAAGCTGTTGAAAAAGCTGGTAAAGCATTGATGAGTATTTCTAAAGGTCTAGTGAATTTCCGAGCGCTAAAACTGAGTAAATCTGAAGCGGAAGATCTATGGGGTAAAGAAGGATCTATTGTAATGACCATTGGTGGAATATCTTCGGCCTTTGGCGCTATTGGTGGGAAGAATTCTGCGGCGGCTAAAGGAAGCCTATTAGGTTTTATTGGCATTGAACGTAATGCTGTTGAAGAAGGAATAAAATCTGTGACGCACGTCAGTAAAGCACTTATGGATATAGGTAAGGGTATAATTGCCATAAGAAAAATGAAACTCGGAAAGAAAGAAGCTGCAGATATATTTGGCGAAGGTGGATCTCTTGAAGTTATCATGTCTGGTATTAGTACAGCATTTGCTTCTGCAGGCGGTAGTAAAGCCAGGAAAGGAAAGAGTTTGTTAGGCTGGATCGGTGTTGAAAAAAATGAGGTTGAAGATGGTATCAATGCTGTGAAGAATGTTGGAAGTACATTAGTAAGTTTAGCTGCAGGAGTTCAAGGATTCGCCAATTTGGAATTTACAGATCCAATAACTGGTAAGAAGATTAAAATGGACTCAGCAACATTAGGATTAGTAACAACTAATATAGGATCAGTAGTAAATGCAGTTTCCACTGTGTTTGGACAGATTGGTGCGGGAACAGAAAGTTCTGGTGGTCTTGCTGGATTCTTTGGCGCAAAGGATAATAAGGTTTCTGATGGTATTGAAGCAGTAAAGGGCATTGGAGCAGAATTAGTCAATATTGCAGATGGTGTAGTGAAATTTGCTAGGATGACATTTAAAGATCCATTGACAGGGAAAACTCTTGACATTGATAGTTCAATGTTTGGTTTGGATGGAGTAATTTTTAAGAATATTCTTATGGTTGTAACTGCCGTTTCCACCGTATTTGGACAAATTGGAGCCGGTACAACAGATGCAAGCGGCATTGCAGGATTCTTTGGTGCAAAGGATAATAATGTATCACTCGGTATTGAAGCAGTAAAGGGAATAGGATCTGAACTTGTTAGTATTGCAGACGGTGTTCTGAAATGGGCTAAAATGCCGGATCTTAAAGGAAGTATTGCTAATATTAAAAGTGTATTGACAACAGTCCCAGCAGAATTTCTCCTTGCCTATACAACATATTTACAGAAGCTCGAAAACACTGAAGCCTTTTCGGTGTTTGATAAATTCAGCGATTTGATTGGAGATATGGCCGATTCTATAAATGATATTCCGGTTGATACAAAAACTAAAACAATTGGTCTTGTCAAATTCATACAGGACTTGACAAAAGAAGTTGATCCATTAAGTAAACTTGCTGATTCGTTTGAACGATTGGCAGATGGTATGGAGAACGTTGCCAAGTCATATAAGACAATGGATCAGGTTACGTTAGACAAGCACAAATTACTTCTTGATTCTCTGGTAGTATTCTCGGAGGTCGATCCTAATAGCTCAAGTGCTGTAAGTGATAGAGGTAAGCAACTTCTTGATTATGTTCAAAACGGAACAACCCCAGGTGCTCCGGGTGCAGCGGGTGGAACAACCCCAACCCCAGCACCTACGACATCAAAACAAGCCGGGACAAAAGATGCATCCAAGAAAGCTACACCAGCTCAGACAGTTGATAACAGCGGATTGGAAATGCAATTAGAAGCTATACAGAAAACACTTGCTGGTATAAAAACACAGCTTGGTGGAACCCTTAAAGTTAAGGACTCCGGAAATGGTGGTCTATTTGGGTAAACTTTTTCGAAACATTTCAGGATTTAATTTTATATTCGACTTATCGGATTTACCAATAGATAATTCGGGTCACCAAGCCTTCCGATTTACCACAGTTTATTTTTCCCTATAAAGCGAAACTTTTCGCCCTGGGTGTGTATAAAATAATGCTACGGAAGGCTAATGAATTTTACAAGATACGATATTTCTTATATGGAGATGGCTCTCGTCTGGGCCAAGAATTCCCACTGCAAAAGAAAGCAGGTCGGGGCATTCATAGTTAAAGATCAAATGATAATTTCTGATGGGTTCAATGGAACACCATCAGGTATGGACAATTGTTGTGAGGATGCACAAGGCGATACTCAATGGCACGTAATCCATGCTGAGGCAAATGCCCTGATGAAACTCGCTTCGAGTACTAATTCATCTAAGGGTGCAACTCTATACATCACATTATCCCCTTGTCGGGAATGTGCTAAACTCATTTTACGTTCAGGAATTGAAAGACTTGTTTTCGATCGGAAGCATAGTGATCAAAGCGGTGTTGAGCTTCTGAGACATGCTGGAGTATTGGTACAACAGTTGGATATGTCAAACCTACCTACAAACATAAAGTTTCCTAATGGAGTTGAAAGATAAAATCGCTGAATCAAAATTCAATATCCGAACGGGTATTATAAGTCTTCTATACGGAGTTGGTAAAACTTTAGTAGAAGCACTACTTGTAATGTTGATATGGAATTTTGTAGTGGCTCGTAATGAAGGATTAAACGAGGCATCATATATAGATACTATTCTAATCATTACAATGGTTCGTTTGGTACTAGGACAAATAAAGATACAATTAAAATAGAAAGAGAGAATGGAGCAAAAGGAAATTCAAACACTAGCACTACAGTTTGTAGCAACAAATAACAGCAAAGACTTTAAGCCTTTGTACGACAGATTAAAACCAGGTCTTATTATTTACGTTTACAACATTCTTAAAAATCAAGCTGCAGCCGAAGATGTCGTTGCGGATTCCTTTGTAAAGATGTGGTCAAAGATCGAGCAGTATAATCCATACTGGAACTTTTCTACTTGGGCATACAGAATCACACGTAACGAGACAATGCAATGGATTCGTAAGAATGGTAAGACACATTCATTAGAAGCCTTAGGTGGAGAGGAAATAGCGGATAAGATCATTCTATCCGATGCCGCTGCCGAGGATAATGGTCTAGACTTCATAGAACAGCCTAACTGGGAATTTGACGATGATACTGATCCGATGATGGTTCTGTATGCTAAGGTTCGTGATGATCTCGAGAATTTACCAGATCTGTATCGTGACATCATGAAAGACAGAGAACTCAATCAGATGAAGTATGAAGACATCTCAGAAAAATATGGTTTGGAATTGAATACGGTTAAGACAAGAATCAAGCGAGCTCGTGAGAAACTGAAGAAAAGTGCTCGTGAGCTAATTGCATCATCCGATGGTAAATTGAACATCATGAATACAAGGGTTGCCGAAGACAAACCTGTTGAGGTTCCCGAGATTCCTGAGGAACAATAATCTATCCAGGTATATAATGGACATGAGAATATTCAGAATAATAAAAGAGATCGGTAACTATTTCTTTCTACTTGCGATGATTCGGAAGCACAAAGGAACGCCTGAATGGAATGAAAATAATCTCCGTGCTGGGTGGTTCGGTAATATTGGTACAGTTATCAATTTACCCCCTGACGTGTTTCAAGGTGAAGCTATGTACTATAAAATGTATGTGATTGAGCAGATGAAACCGGTTAACCGATACCTAGAAGGATTGAACCTTCACGAGATCGTACACGTTGAAACGGAAAGCTTGGTTGATCCCAATAAAGGATACTATGCCTATCTATTAACGTATACACCATTGTTCAGAGATTTCACTTGGATGTGGATGCTTACACGAGGAGGTGCGATAGGATTGATTACATATTTACAAATGAAGTTTAGTGTTGCATCTATATGTTGGGATTTCCTTTCAATTCAAGGTACAGCTCTTATCGAAAGATTCTTTTAAGGAGGTCACGAAAGCTGGTGATCGTCTCTAAAGTGTTCTGCTACTAACGCAAGACTAGAATCTGGTAATAATACTGGAATAACATTGGGTACATTGAGTACTTTTTGCCAGGACTCAGATCAGAACCACTTAATTTAAAACATTACAAATGGAAACAGATAATTTTTGCTATTGGTTAAAGGGTATATTTGAAGGACAATCAGGTCTAACAGATGCACAGAAATTAAAGATGATTGAAGATCATCTTGAGTTGGTCTTTGATAAGGTTACACCAGAAATCGATGAGAAACTAGTTGAGTCGGAACCGGGTCACAAAGTTAAGCTAAAGCGATATAAAGGATTACAACATATTTGTTAAATTATTTACGCATTTTAAATTTACGTTTTCTTTTACGTTGATTTATCAAAGGTATATTTAATTCTACATAATTATAATTATCCAAATTATTTAATCGTCTTCTTATTGTTTGTCTAACCACGCCTAAAGTTTTTGCTGCTTCATTTACCGTTTGATAAATTATATTATCAATTTTTATTTTTCTGGCATTAGCGTTTCTAGTACCTGTTCGCCCTTTCTTTTTGTTAGTCTTAATAGAATATTTTTTACCCGTTTGTTTTACTCGTATTTTTTGTTTGTGCTCTTCCGTTTTATTCCAAGCGCCCGAATCCTTTAATATTTTGATACGATCTTTATCGAATTTATGCCCTTTAAGAATACCTTCGAATCCTTTCTTGGCAAATCCACCGTTTATAAATTCTTGTGATTTTACAACATTATATTTTAATTGATAAAATAATTCTCTTTCTGATAGATTTTCCATATCTACAACTTCTAATATTTTAAAAACAAATGTTGTCGGACGACTGTAAACGTTCTGTTTCCACTGTTGTTGTATTTTATACTTGGGATGACCTAATGCTTTGATACCAGGACTACCAAAATAAGTACCTGGTCCTTTCCAATCTTTCTTTGATCCTAAGTATTTAGTTTTCAAAATTAGATCCGTTATAAGATATATTACATCCATAAAGTATATATCCCTTCGGTAACTAAAAACGAAACATTTTTATGTAATTACATATAAAAAATAATGGAAAATGTAAAAATTGAACAGGTCAATAACTTACCTTTTGGTAGAGCTTATAAAATAGCACATAATGATAAAATTTCATTTTTGCCGTCCGTTACCACGGTTCTAAAGATGAACGAGGCTTCGTACATCCAAGAGCTTAGGGACGAACTCGGACCAGAGAAATTTCAGGAGATCCAGACCCGAGGCTCCAACAGAGGAACGGTCATGCATAGGTGGCAAGAAGTATTCTTTGAGCAATACGAAAAGAACTACGATCCACTTGAATCCTTGATCTTTACCCAGAAGTATATGGCCGACACAGAAGAGTTCGGTTATATGACAGGATATGAATGTGCCAAACGAATTGGTCGTGAATTGTTCTACAATTTTTATAACGTCAAATTTCACGAAAGGGTTAAGAAAGTTCTATACAATGAGATCTTCCTTTATACATTTTTTAGAGGTAAAGGATGGGCTGGAGCTGGTGATTTCATTTATGAAGATCAAGAAGACAAACTTGTAGTTTTGGATTACAAATCATCTACCACACCAAAAGATTTAGATCTCATCGATAATTACAAGATCCAGACTGCTTGTTATATGTTCAAGTACGCTGAAATGTCCGGTAGAATTCCAGACAGAGGTGAGATTGTAATATCTAACCAAGCAACATCAGAACTTCAATGGGTAATTGTCCCTTGGGCTGATGTAAAGATATACTTACGAAAATTTCTAGTGCTTATGGAGAAGTTCCGAGCACAACCAGAATGGTTGAAATTTGAAGCTGAGATGATGGAACATTCCTAATATATAATCGTATAATAATAAACACCGAAAATGGAAGTAGTAGTAAACGAAGAAATGAGCGAAGTCAAAGGGCTAGAAGAAGCCCCATTGACAAATGGAACAGTTGATCAAGAAGCAGTTGATGCACATCAAATAGCTTTTGATGAATTTATAGCTGAGAACAAGACGAAAGTCTATGGAATCGAAGTGAAGACTGAAGAGGTAAAGGAATTGTTCCTAGACTATTTAACGAACAAAGTTGTTTGGAATGGAATGGAAGCATTTGGTATTCCACGTATTCATGATGCTTTAAAGAATGAGAAGATTAAAGACGGAAACGTTTTCATGACTGGACTAGAAGTTGAGGCCCTTGCATTTTACTTGGGTAAGGCATTTGGAAGAGGTCTTGAAGAAGCTCGTGAGTTCCTTCTAATGAAGCAAGCAATCGATACAGCTTACGCTCTAAGAGAAGGAGATAACCGTAAAGAGAACAACATGATGCAACAGTTGGAAGCTCTTAAGAACGGTATCAATATCAGTGGACAGGTTGATGAGACAGTAATTGAGGATGAAACGTTAACCGCTGAAGATGTAGTTAATGTAATTGACGATGAAACTACTCGTGAGTAATGGCCATTAACAGCGCCAAATTAAAAAGCTCCAAACAATTACTGGACGCAATAGACGAATTATCCGACCAAAGATCTAGTGTCATGAAGTTGGATGATGAGTCTATCGTCCGGTATATTTTGGAGAATGACGAATATATATCGAAAGACATAATGGAAGAGATGACAGAAGTCACCGAAGCCTACCGTATAACACTTGCTCAGCTTCTTGATAAAGAACTTGACATTAAAGCGGGTCTTTTAGATAAAATTAAACTGAAAGACTCATGAATAAAGTTAGTGATCTTCTCAATAAATACTTCATCTACGCTTTGTGGGCCTTTCTATTTGTCTCACTAATTGTCAATTTCCGTAGTTGTGGCATCAATAAAGAAAGCCGTAAGATTCGACAAGCTGTTGAAGTTGTTGCTGCTGAAGTTGACACATTGAATGCTCAAGTGTACTCTAAGAAAGAACTCGATATTCGAATAGCTATAGAAGGTTATGAAATTAGTAAAAGAATGCTTTATGATAATAATACTGTAATTCGAACAACTCGAAGGCCAGACGATATTTTAATTCAATATGATAAAAAAATTAAAGAATTAAGAGAACAATTAAATGAAATTAAATAAATGTCGAATTTTTATGTTTATGTTTATTTAGATCCTCGTAAATGTGGACATTATATTTATGATGAATTTTCATTTGACTCAGAGCCATTTTATATTGGCCTTGGTAGTAAAAATAGGTTGAATTTTCATATTAACGCGGCAAAGAATAACAAAAAGATTAGGAATAAGAATATATCGAAAATTAAAAGTATTCTATCTACTAATCATGAACCTATTATTCTTAAGATTAAGGAAAATTTATCATCACAAGAGGCCATCAAGTTAGAAATCAAACTTATTGATCTAATAGGTCGATCAGATTTTAATATGGGACCTTTAATGAACATGACGGCTGGTGGTGACGGCTTAATAAATCCTAGTGTTGCTACCTGTCGAAAAATTTCTGAATCTTTATTAAAATCAGAAAAACATAAAGCAGCATATAGTTGTCCAAAACGAAACAAAAAGATTAGTTTGAGTTTACAAGGACACACAATTTATACAGATGCCACAAGAAATAAAAAAATTTCGGAAACACTTACAGGAAAACCCGGACACAAACAAACAATTGAAACAAGAAACAAGATAAGTGAAAATAATGCTAAGTATTGGTTAGATAAAGGCGTATCTATTTTACAATATTCATTAGATGGTATTTTTATAAAACAATGGAACTCGGCTCGACAAGTCGAACGAGAAATAAAGTTTAGACATGATAGTATAACATTATGTTGTAAGGGTATCCGAAAGACTGCATACAAATTCAAATGGGAGTATCAAGAAAATGTATAAGTTAAAACAATTCTGGTCTAAGCTAGCCGACATTAAAAGGGAAACACTTATTAGGAATTCGTTCCTACTCCCTATACTTTTTGTTGTAATCATTTCCATATCACACGTTATTACGTGGTATGATATTGGTAATCCTTGGGCATGGGCAATCTATTTGTCAATCGCCGTTGAAGTATTTGCTTTGGCTTCGATTGCCGCAGCAACTGTACATATGTCGAAAGCAACCATCTGGTTTCTATTCGGTATTGTAACATCTATACAGATGATCGGTAACATTTTCTTTGCTTTTAATAATATTGATGAAGCAAGTAAAATATTCTTATCGTGGATTCAATTGATTCAACCGATATTCCCAGATTGGGACACGTTGGATCATAGAAGATTCTTATCTGCAGTACAAGGTGGATCATTACCGATCATGTCCTTGACAGCATTACACTTCTTTATTACGTTCAACACACATTTACATACAGTGGATGACAGAGAAGTTCCTGCGATTGAGCCAGAAGTAGTAATAGAAATACCAGAACCCGTTGTAACAGAAGTTGTGATAGAAGAGCCAGAAGTGGTTCCTACTCCAGAAGTTCCTAATGATGATGAGGACATGGCAAAATTCAACCCAGAACAATAATGGCTTTAATAAATCCAAATCCAGGAAATACAATCAGTTGTGCTGACATCTCAACGGCTTCGTTAAAGTCGTTAAAGTTTGAGAATTATGGTTTGGCTGTAATTCAAGGAGCTGACACATTATTTAAGTTAGACATGAAAGCATTCTTTCATGTTGTTAATCAATATATGTATAGCGAGTATGTGCTTCCAGCATCTGGAAGTGTTATGATTGACCCAGGAAATATAAGTAACAGTAATGCTGAAGTAACAGGAATCATTATTGTTGTCAATTATCCAGCAAAAATAGGTTCTAACGCAATTCTTTCAGAGGCTAGGAAATATATACATTACAGCTATCATAATGGTCAATCAATGAATATTGGGAAGATCAGCATAATGACTGGAACAGAAACAACGGATTCAGGATGGAATCTCATTGGATCACCAGGTGGTCTTTTGGTAGAAAATCCACATGCTGACTTTGATGTAACGTTGAAGGTACTATTGATAAGCTAAAAATTAAGAAGAAAAAATGACACCAAATTCAGCATATTCACTCACTCCTATTGTAGAAGGAACCGATTATACGCCTGCACCAATTTATGAAATGGTTGGAACCGCACAAGTAGAAAAGGGGAATGAACCACCAATTTATGCATTGCTTTGTACTAAAGGTGGAACGGCAGGAAACGTTAGTTTACAACTACTCGGAGACGCTGCACCAACGATATTCCCAGCTCAAACTTTTAAGCAAGGTGTTGTATATTATTTCTACCTACAAGAATTAGTTGATGACAATAGTGCAGATGTAATATTTATGGGACTGCGATACAGATACACACCAGCTGTTTGGTAAGATACGTTGTAATTAACCTATAAAAAAATCACCCCCTTAAAAATGAGCTTCACGGCTCATTTTTTAGTTTATACCGACATATTTAATGATAATTATCACGTTTATGTGTACAGAAAATTTGAAATTTCTGATATATAAAAAGAACCGGTTCCGCCCCTTAAAATTAAAAAATAATAGGATGGACAAACATCTGAATAAACTAATCAATGCAGCGATCAAAGACCTCGACTGGGGAATTATCGTGGCCAATTATAAAGATTACGAAGTTTTACACACTAAGAATAATAAGCGAGACAAATCTGTAACGAGTATCAAAAAGGATTTAAGAAATCTGTGTAAATACATTGTCGATAATAACATCAGTTATTTCGATCAAGATCAATTTATTGTTATCTGGCATTCTGCTGGAATTGATGATAAACTCGGGAACAAACTTGAAATCCTTTACGTACCAACGAGATCATGCACATTTACTACTGAAGTAGAGTATGAACAGAGAGAAGACGAGACAGATAATGTCGAAGAGGAATTGAATGCCTTACACAGTTTACTAGACGGTGCGGTTTTAGATGAAAATTACGAACTCGCAGCAATCTTAAGGGATCGCGTACAAACTCTTGAAAAAGGATTAGTATACGTCAAATAACCAGTTTCAGGTTAACCATCTGGATATATAAAACGATGGATAAGATTTTATCATACAAGAAGTTTAATGAATCATTCGGTGCTCAGGCTTTTAGCGAGCCAATGTACGGTAGCGATATATTCAAAATTAAACATCGAGCACTCAAGGACATGTCGAATAAAAGGATGGACAAAGTGAATGCTAAGCCAATCAATGACCTATTGGACCGGTTCGGTGTAGGGGACGTTGTAAGAGGTAAAGCAATTTCAGACGGATCTTTTTATGAAGGCAAGATTGTGAACATCGGTAAAGACGAGGAGGGAGAAAACATTTCGATCAGTATCGAATGTGAAGGAACCGTAATGGAACTTGCATCGGCAACTGTAACTTTTTCAGAAGACGGTGGCGATGTAGGCAATAGAGTACGAACTAATATCGATTCTGATACTACGGATGTAAGTAAGTACGCAGAATTCGAACCAACATCTTACGAATAAAAACATGGACAGAACTAGCAAATTAAAATCATACTCCGGACGAAAGATAATCACTTTCGAAAACTTCGGCAATGATGACGAATCAACAATGGCTAATGAAGTAAAGAAGCCGTTTATGAAAGAACTCATTAAAGAGTTCGAGGAGAAGGGAATCACGGTACAATCAGCAGAAGATCCAACTTGGGAATCTGATGGTTATATCGAGCTATCTGATACGACACACTTGATCGTTGAAAAAGATGGGTCACATAAGGCCGGTCTTGAATTGAACAAGGACAAAACAATATTCACAAAAAGTACGACCGATCTTTCGGAAACACTAATTGCTCTTGCTCAACTCAAAGAAAAGTGGGAAGTAGAAGAGGCAGATTACACAGTAGAGTCTGTGAGTCCTGCACCTCAATCGCCGTTTCTAATGAAGCAACGAGCTTCTAAAGTAGGGAAAGCAGCCAGATTGGTTCGGATCGCCTTAGAGGAGCTTAAACACGCCCCTAAGCTAGACGAGATGTCTGACATACCAGATCTAATTGAACAATTGGAGAAAATCGTAGGAGAAGACACAGGATTGTCAAATCTTGCAAAATTATACGAGGCTGAAACGAAATGAAAAGATTACACAACTTTAAAGAATTCTTGAACGAAAGAAACCTTAATGAAGGTGGTGGAGCAGGTATCGATATTACTATGGATGATTCTGTATCACTTCAAGCTATTTATGTTCTGACGAATGATAGAGTACGTGTTGAAAAAGTTAATGTTGAGATAGGTGATTCATTCAAAGCCGAAGGGTATGATGATGGAATGTCCAACGTAGGTACTTGGTTATTGAAAGTTGATGATGAGAATGCCAGATCTATTCCAAGAGAAAAATTCAATAGTATTGAACTGAACTTTATGACGGACGACGGTAAAGATGATCTTATCGCCAGTCTTTCGCCAGGTGGATCTAGTGATGTAACATCCGAAGGATATAAAACTGTTGGTGATTTGTTTAAGCAGTTCCCTGATCTAGAACTTCCACTACAATTTGATTTAACATATATCGATTACAGTGAACAACATTTCGGTGGTTGGGTTCGTGGATCTATAGAAGTAGGATCTACTGTTATCGGTGGCGATAAAGCAACCTTTGATAACGGTGACAGTGATGAAATGACAATAGGTGAAGGTGATCACCAATTATATTCTGATGGTGAAGACGCACTTCACGGCGTCATAAAATACATTCAACCTGTATTGGTTGCAACAGAAGACTTTAAAAAGTTCTGGAATGTGACATTCAATAATGCTGATGAGAATTACACAGAGTATGCTAAGTCTGAAATGGAATATCAGGTTACAGAAAATGAGGATGAATCATTCCATGAGTATGTTGAAGAATATCTTGAAGAAGTAGATTTAGGTATCACGCTCGAAGAATTCGTTGAGAAATATGAAGAGCACAAAGCTAAATTCGAGGAGTGGTTCTTAGAAAGTAAGCACCGTGATTATTTCCATGAAAACTATTCATCCAGTAACCAAGAATCTTGGTCTCCAGAGAATAAGCCGGGGTAAAGGAACCATGAACAACCACATTAAACTTTTTGAAGCTTTCAATGAAACTGTAGTCACAGTAGAAGATAGTGAAAGTACCAACCCTTCTTTTGAAAAGGGCACAATGCAAAACTTCCGACTTAAAGGTGGGGTTCTTGAAATAGGGAAAGTAAATAAAGCACGTAATTATTCGGTCTTGCATTTATACGTTGATGAAGAAAGTAGAAGACAAGGAATAGCATCCAGTTTACTGAAGAAAGCGTTGGAAGAAACCAAAGGAAAACTAGCAGGCCAAGCAAGCAACGATGCATCTGTTGAGTTGAATTATAAATTAGGGATGAGGGCTTTTAAAGATGATAAGGAATTATCTTTGGCTGATACAAAGAAGAGCAGAGCAGAAAGAGGATCAATTAGAATGACTCTACCAGAAGCCAGATAATTTACCACATCACTTTTCGTTCCAAAGTCTCTGCTAGAAATGGTAATGCTGTTATGGTTGTATCGAACAACATAACGGATTCTGCAATGATAAATACTTTATTAGTTGGATCTTCAGTTGTCCACTTATCTTTAATGTCGCCATAGATCTCTAAAGAGTCTTCTAAGTGCTCCATCATAACTTGGCCATATTCGTCCCAAAATTTATAAACCTCTGTAATGTCTGATTCAGCGTAACGGATCAGTATAACGCCACGTGTGACAGCCAGATCAGGTTTATCACCAATATAGTAGATGTTGAAAGAGGATTCGACTTCACGCCAGATCAAATTGAAATTTCTTTGAAGTTCTTGTAACTCAAGTAAACCCCATTTGATAATCTTAAACACTTCTTTATTTTCTGTTGAACTGTCCAGTCTTTCATTAAATTGAGCGACCTTCATTTCTTGTTTATCCGTCAAATCTGATAATACTGCTCGGGTTGATATGAAGCATTCAAGATCCTGTAGTCGTGTTTTGATATTTGAGAAGAAGGGTTCGATCTTATAATTATCGAGATCCGCTTTGGCATCTCTTATATAAGCAAGTAGTGTCCAATGCTGTTGTTCGAAATCTGGTGTCTCGTGCATGAACCATAATGTGTCTAATCCTATTGGCTGTTCCATCACCTTATATATTTCCTTTTACATGGACCATTCCCGAATATAAATAATCCTTGGAAAATCTGTGGACTTTATCTTCAATATACAGAAACAATACCCTTTGTTTCGAATAAAATCAGCAAACATAGTTTAATGAAGCCATCGTATAGAAAATTATTGGTTAATGATCAGAAGATTAAGATTCAGGAGGAAGATCCTGATGTGATCCCACATTTCATCCAAGTGAATAAAACAGTCCCATCGACATATCAAATAACCGGTACGTTCATATTTGAGGAATGGTTGTCTTATCTGAAGAACGTGTATGCCGAAAATATGTTGATCTCGTGGCAAATGCAAATTGACGATTACAAACAAGTTGTTGTCCAAGTTGAAATTGGGGAATCAGTCATATTTGTTAGATCTGGGCGTACATCTACACGGAATGCGGAGTCTTATAAATTGTCACCAAAGCAGAAGAAATTTGAAACAAAAATTGGTGAGGATTACAAGGAACTACTAATATTTAATGACGTTGAAATATTCTACGACATTAAAGCAGGGTTACCACAGAAATTTATAGATCAACACAAGGGGTTTATACTTCCGAAAAGTGAGGTTGCTAATCACATTTATTTGGTGTGTCAAGATCCTGATATTGGCTTGTACTGTAATTCTATGCCTATCAAAGATTCCGATTACGACTTTGATCTTGCTTTACATTATGGCGATAGTATGCCAGAGTTTCACGAGAAGCAGATCAAACGACTTACGGATGAAAGCAAGGGAATCATTCTTTACCACGGAAAACCAGGTACAGGCAAATCATTTTACATTAAACGATTATGTCGTGATCTAGTTAATACTGGTAAGAAGATTTTATATCTACCGAATAATATGGTCGATGGCCTTGGTACTCCAGCATTCAATAACTTTTTGTTAGAATGGACATCAGATGTAGCTCTTGATAAAGGTATTCTGATCATAATAGAAGATGCCGAACGAGTTCTAACTGATAGGTTACAAGGTGGTAATGCAGATGGGGTGTCAAACATCCTTAATTCAACTGATGGTATTCTCAATGATTTCTTGAATATCCAAGTATTAGCCACGTTCAACACAGACATCACGAATATCGACAGTGCTATCAAGCGTAAGAAACGAGCATTGGCCATCAAGCACTTTGATCTATTAGAAGTAGAGGAAGCACAGAGATTGGTTGATCATCTTAAAATTGATTTTAAAGTTGAAGATCCTATGTCTTTGGCCGATATATATTCCTTAGAAGATCTTGAAATTGATGATATTCTATTAGGATCAATCGAAAGAAAAACATTTAAAGGATTCGGAGCAAGTCGATAATGTATTACAAGGATTTTAAGGATACACACAAAGGCGAAAACATTATCGTTGCAGGTTGTGGTGAAAGTGCACTTTTGGTACAAGATATTGAGTGTACAACGATCGGAGTAAATGATATTACCCGGTTGTTTGAACCAGATTACACAGTAGTTGTCAATCCGATCCAATCGTTTGCACCAGGTAGATGGGAACATATTGCCTGCAACAATTCGAAGGCTATATTTACTACGATTCGATCTAAAATGTTTGATACACATTTGCCTTTAGATAATCCTGATAAAGCAATCCAGATACATCTTGGTAAATATGACGGAGCCAGAATAAATCAACTGACTGTAGATTATACAAGGAACTCACCTTATATGGCAGTAATAATTGCTGCACACATGGGCGCAAAGAATATTGGATTAGTCGGTGTTGATTGGACAGCCAATCATTTTTTCGGTGAAACCGGACAACATAAATTAGTGTCACGGCCAGAAGGCTTGACTAAAATAGATGCTGAATATCGAAAGTTGCAGCAAACTCTACAAACGGCTGGTATTGGTTTTTACAATTTGAGTCCCGTTTCTCTACTGAGCTTAAATAAAATTAGAATCAAAGATTTCCTTGCCCTGTAAATTTTCTCGTTGGTCTTGGATTCTCAACAATTGTAACGCCATTCAGCCTGAGATACTTTGCAGCATATCGAGTATCATTCTTCCCGACATAACCTTGTGCCTTAGCAGTCTTCATTAAATCAAGAGCAGTCGAAGGTTCGCCACTAACTAAATAAGTATACACAAGATCGTTTGGATAAACAATGTCGCCAGTCTTTGGATTGTAGTAAAACAAAATCTTACCATTAGGCCAAGTCATAATTTCTACTCCTGCCTGTCTACGCTTGAGTATTTTAACAACCTTTTCGAGATTAGATTCTGGCCAATCTCCATTGTAGCTGACCCCCATGACGGGCTTGTATGCTCTTAGTGATTTCATAAGAACAAATTTAACAAAATAAAAATGGTAACAGGAAACCTGGTCGGAAATATTATCCTGTTGAATACGTTTCCTATATTTAAAGAACTAGTACATTGTGCTTATGAGAAGAAACATGAAACAAACCAATGTTGTTGTCACAGACATTAGTCCATTGATAACGAACAAGATCAAGCGTATCAAATATCGTTTAGTCAAATTTGAAGATTTAGACGATCCTTCAAGCACATACACGTTATGTATAATGAATGGTCACAAAATAGCATCTCGATTTGAACGTTTACCCATTGGAACCAAATTGGCAAAGGTCGTTGTCTATACTAAGAAAGGACAGAACTATGTTGATGGCAACAGTAATTTTCATGTGATGCAAGCAAAACCATTATTTTAAGAAGATGACAAAGAAGTTTACAAAAGAGTTTTTAATCGACAAATTAGATCTACCATACAACAAAGAAATTGTTGTCGAGGATACTATTGAAAAAACCACTCGTTGGTCGGTGATACATAATCTCATATTCAAACATGAAGATAAAGTTTATCGAACGTGGTATTCAGAAGGTGCAACAGAGCAACAAGACGAAGGACCTTGGAAATATGAAAATGAGATTGAATGCACCGAGGTTGTAGAGGTTGAAGTCCTTACGAAGGTATGGAAACCGGTTGGTGAAGTGTAGGAAATAATACTTTTTCCGGAGCAACAAATTGATTGTTTCGCGTAAAAGTAATATGGATATAAACAAATTAGCAATTTTCGATATTGAGACCGCGGGCAACTGGGGAACACTCGATGAAATGAAGAAGGACAATCCCAAGATGGCCGAGTTATGGCTTAAGAGATGTGAATTCCTTCGAGGTCGATACGACAACAATAAAGATCTTTCATGTGATGAGCTTTGGGTTCTCAAAGCCGGTTTACATCCAGAATTTGCACGAGTAGTTTGTGTATCATTCGGTGTAGTCACAAACAGTGGAGAAATGCAAATCAAATCTTGTAGTTCTACTGATGAAAAAGAAGTTCTGGAATGGACAGCAAAAATGTTACTTAACTCTAATAGGTTGGGTCTTAGTCTTGCTGGACACACAATAGAACGATTCGATATACCTTTCCTTTTCAAAAGATTCTTGGCCAATAAAATAAAGCCACCATTTTTGATTAACAACTGGGGCAAGAAACCGTGGGACTTAACACATTTTGATGTAGCGAAGTTCTGGGGTAACGGAGCATGGCAAGAAGGTTTTACATCTTTAGATACGATGACAGCAGTCTTCGGATTGGATTCTCCAAAAGAAAGTGGTGTAATCGCATCAAGAGTACATGCAACATTCTGGGATGATAAGGATCTAGCATCCATTGAGAAGTATTGTGAACTTGATGTAAAGGCTACGATCGAAGTTATTCAAGCATTGTTTGAAACCGTTAACACCATTGAAGAACCTGTACCAGCATGAACGGATCACATGTAAATCAGTATTTCATTCAAATGGAATCTAAATTAGAGGAGCGGTTTATCATAGGAGAACCGGTACAGATGCCAAGTGGTAAATCTGTAGGACGAGTAGCGGATTATAAATCTGATACCGGATTCGCAAGGATTAAACTTTTCGCTGAAGTAGCACATCAAGAATTACTTCAGGCAGGAGTCCCACTCGAACACATAATTTTTGGTAAAGAAATATACGAATGAGCAAAGAAAAATTAGGGTATCCAGAATGGGTAGATAAGTATTTTGATAAAGATCCAGACCACACATATTGGACTTGGAGCTTCACTGATGATGGAATGGCACCAAGTGATCAAAGCAGGTATTATGCGGGAGATCTCAAAGAAGAATATGGTCACTACTTTGATGGTTCCACATCTCAATGTTTTGAATCAAATGAATTTGAAGAATAATGGGAAAACTAAAACTAAAAGCTGATACACTTGCTCAGATTGTTATCAGCCTCGATGGAGCAAAAGTTGTATTAGACGACTGTAAAATATTTGCTGCGCCTGATGAAGGAGATGACCGTATTGTGTTTCAAGCACAAGATCCCGAAAATCCTGTGCGGATGGTACAAGTTGTATTAACCAAAGTAGTAGCCGAAGATAAAGAGAAAGCGAAAGAACCGGAACCGAAAAAGGGTTAACAGTAGGTTCGAAGCAAACCAGTAACCCTGCGTTCTATGGAACAAGACACCAGCGGAGCCATAGACATTCTCCGGCCTGCTGTTAGGCTTCTTTTCTTTTCTTTTCGTACATTTGTATTTATGAGAATAACAATCTCTTCTAATCTTTTAAGACAATTCCCAGGTATATTAACCTTTCAGGAATTTTTGACTAAAGTAGAAATGTGTGATCGGGTTGCTATAAATGAAGCGAACTCTTCTTTACGGGAACCGGCTCTTGTAGAAAGAACTCAAACAGGTAGTGAAATTCGTTATGTATTTGAATGCCGTGGCCGGCTGGATCAATACACCAATTATCTTACGCCTGCTGGAATGGAATTAAATCAGAATTATATACCACTCATATCAGGAATATCAGGAGCATGTTAAGAATTACACCAGAACATATCACACACTTAGAAGAAGGACAAATTTTCGTCTTCGGAAGTAACAAGAAAGGAAGGCACGGTAAAGGTGCTGCAAAGACTGCTTTAGGATGGGGTGCTATTTGGGGTCAGGCCGAAGGTATTCAAGGTAGAACTTATGGTATTCCAACCAAAGGACATACGATGAAAATTGTACTATCACCTAAAGAGATCCAGCCATATGTTGATAGATTCATTCAATATGCTATTCTACATCCCGAACTACAATTCCTCGTCACTGAGATCGGGTGCGGTCTATCTAAAATGAAGCCGAAACAAATGGCTCCTTTATTTTTTGGATGTAAAGATCTGGAGAATGTTGCTTTACCTGAGAAATTCTGGCATAAAATCAATACGATGATCATATGACAAATAATAAAGAAATACTTGTTCAGATAATACAGAAATTGGAATTGTCTGATTATGTTGATCCAGCCGAACATTTATATGATGCGATCAAAGTTATGAAACGTCATATGAGAACCGGTAATTATGAAAATATACATGATTTCTTGTGGGGTCTAGAATCTCCCACCGTTATAGATACAGATGGTTTAGTGAAGGAATGTGCAACGATGCTTCGTAAACATCTTCTAATCCATAAACATCTTCTAATCCCGAAGGTTCCGACCATTAAGGATTTGAAAAATGGTTAGAACAATTCCCAGACGAAACGGAAGTATTGTTTGCCGTACAACAACCTGCTAGTGCTTATGAAGCATATGGTGGTGTTGATTTCGTATCACCAGTATTAGATGATAATGAAATAGGTGACGGTTGGGAATTTTCGGACTTTAGAAACAATCAGTTTACGAAACCAACTGATGAGCATTTCGGTAAATGCTACTTGCGTATCGGTGAAGGGTGTTAAATAAATCCTTCTGATTTCTTCAAGAGATCGTACACATCTTCATACAACATACTTTTCACGAGATATTTTTCGTGCATATGATATGAGTTCTTGTTAACATGGAACTGACCTTCGCCGACTGAATTCCTGTGTTGTCGATTTGAATACCTAATATTCTCTTTCGTTATCTCATCAGATGGAATTGTAAAGATCACTAACTGATCCACACAGTACACCAAATAGATCATTTCATCGAATAGTCTCTTCTTAACCTGTTGCATATTGCAGTCGTACGTCTTATCAGTGCTCAGGTCGTCCGTATGACACAAAGATCTGTTTCCCTTATGACTATAGGCCCGGGAAGATTTAACCTCTATACGGCGATTTTCCAACATAAAGTCACATTCACCACCTTTGGGTGAAGCAGTCAATCCGTAAATAGTTTGTGTGATGTTCTCAGATAGCTTCCCTAGTTCCCGTGGCTGAGCGTACTTGATAAAGTTTATCATATACAATGCCTTGGAGAAGGGAACATTTATGAACGTTCGTTGAAAAGAAAGTTCGGTTCGTGTGGCTCCAATCGGGTGTAGATCCATTCATGTGTTATATGGAAAGAAGTTCATTCTGTTTCGGAACAATCAGTACAAACTCGAGTAAAATCCATAAACCCACATAATGGAGAAAGTAATAATCCTTAATCAGATACAAACCCCAGACGGAACGATTATCAAATCAATGAACCGTCATGACTACGTTACACATACTGATGCAAACGGTAAAGAGTACATGGTCGATGGTGGTACGGCATACCTCAGACGCAATACCCATGAAGATGCACCTTATAAAGAAATGTCCATATATGATGATCAACCATTTGAGGTGATCAGAGAAAACTTACATCGAGGTGGAAGAGGTAAGGATGGACGTCAACCATTAACGTACATTCCATTATTCGAAATGAACGATGCTTGGGTTGCTGCTTGTATTCAATACAACGAAGATCGTGGACTTGTAGATTCTAAGGCGACTGAATATTACAGAACTGAGTTAGAGTACCGAAAAGATAATGACATAACTATAAAAGACATCGATGAGTAATCACATTTGGCGTCTATGTTTATCAAACCATATAAATGTTTCTTTTATTCGGGGTGCTTGACCGTTACAAGATCTGCGGATTTTATTGATAGGAATATTAAGATGTTTTGATGCTTCTGTTATAGATTCCCATATTTTTTCGCTTCCATTTAGGATTTGTATTACAGATAATTTCGCAGCAGAGTTGCTCATTTTCTGTTTGGTTTTTTGACTTTTTGGTTTCCTAAGTTTGTTTTTGGTTTCCTCCGTATGTTTTGGCATTTTAACAGTCTTAGAAAGATGTCCTTGTAAAATATCCGCTGAATTTTTATATTTCCAAACAAATCCACCACAAGAATTATATTTACCATTAGCGGCACAACCTACATTTTGTTGGATTAACCCTGTGTGCTTGCATGCACTTTTTATAGATTCATATTCCGCTACGAATACACCCTCTTTTGTAAATTGAAAAACAGGTTTAGATAAAACCTTTCTCCATTCTGGAGAAATATTAGTAGTACCTTCACCACCATCAGTCATATTAACAAGTGGACCATGGTTAAGATCATATCGACCTATTAACGCAATCAAATTTATTTCTTTTTGTAACGCTTCATTCTCTAAAAGATTAACATATAATTTTTCAACTATTGGCACAAATCCGTCTTTGATCAGTTTTTTTACTTTTCTAACTTTGTGTTGATTACCAATACCTTTAAATAATCTTGTTCCTTGATAACATCGATCGCCATGGCCTTTGCCAATATAAAATGGTTCGAAATCAAATTGTATATCATTATTATATATAAATTTTCCAGCCTTTCGAGGATCTAAATAAACATATACATAAAAAATTTCTTCCATTATAATTAGAACATTTATGTATATATCATATACAATGAAAAAAATAATTACCATGACTAAAATAAATATTCTTCTGGACGGTAACTTTTTGTTCCATCTAGTGTATTCGGTTTATTCCGGTTGGGCTGATAAGGATGTTTTTAAGACTGAGAAGAACGAAGTAGAGTTCTTACAAGAGGTCGCTAATAAAATGTTCTATGCCTTGAACCATCTTCCAAAAGGTGGTGATGTAGTATTCACTATTGATTCTAAGAGCTGGAGGAAAGGTGTTGACATTCCTGGTGGAGGATATAAGAGTTCTCGTCAGGATAAAGATGGCAACAAGAAAGGTATGGATGAAGAAACTGTACGTATATTCTTCAGACTGATGGAAGAATACGGTAGATACCTTTCACGAGTTGGCATCATTGTTTCTCGAATTAGTGGTGCAGAGGGTGATGATTTGATTTACAGATGGGCAAAGCACTATTTTGCAAAAGGTCAATCATGTATCATTATGTCAGCTGACCGTGACCTTACTCAATTAGTTGAATTAGGAAAAGACAATTGGATTATCCAATGGAACAACAGGAAGAACAGTAAGACATTTAAGAATACGTTTTATGTTCCTGCCGGTTGGAAACAACAATGGTTAGGTGTGGCAGATGAATCATCCATTTTCAACTTTGACATTGGTAATGATAAAGAATCGATTCTTCAATTGATCCGAGATCAAGAGATTACCATTCTTGAAACACATCCACATGATGTGATAATGAACAAGATCTTAGAAGGTGATGATAGTGATGACGTACCACCAGTTTGGACTAATCCGTCTCTTGACGCTGAAGGAAATCAAAGGTACAGTAAAACAGGTCGTCCGTTAAGTACCCGTATGACTGGTAAGAAGCCTGCCCAGGCTCTCGAATACCTTAAAGATAAGTATGACGTCAACGAAGACAATTACATGGACAAATGGGATGATCCTGATTTCATGTCTGATTGTGCTGGTCTTATTCTACGCTTAACAAAGGATGTTGATGGATCTGCTGAAAGACTTAAGGTTATTGAAGCAATGCACCTTAATGCAAAACTTATTTGGTTGAAAGAGGATTTGTTACCTTATAATATGATTGCTGAAATGGATCTACATATAGATCAGATGGATGCGAACAACGTAACACAAAGACATCGTTGGAATCGAAAAGGTTTATTCGAGAATTCAAAATACTCTGAAACTGCTATTCCAGATGCACACGATCCATTTTTTGGCTTAACAGTACCAGATTAAAAGGAAACTTTTCCGACCTGTTCGTGTATAAGTAGTGTTATTTATTCATCTAAACTTATATAAAATGACAAATACTACGAAGGCTAAAAAGGCCACTAGGAACACCCAGAAAACCAGGTCGACAAATCGGCTAGAGGTTTTCTACAAAAAATACGCTGATACTTTACCAACTGATACTTGGGTAGTGTTCACAAACGAAGACGGTAAGAGAAAACGTCCTCGTCAATTCAAAGGTTTTCATACCCGCGATAACGTAAGAAGTGCTTACGCTCAGACGTTCGGAGTTCCGTTCACTGAGACTAGATCTCGAAGGGTCTCGAATTACTAAGAGATTCTCTTAAACATTGAAGAGGGGTTCAAGCATAGCCTGAACCCCTCTTTCTTTTTGAATCGTCTTCATTCCGAGAATCCATTTGGATATATAGATAAAGAAATTATCTGAGCACAAATGGCAAACATCACTATAAAGGAGCTTATTGAATTAAAAAACTTACTGTCTACTGATTCATTCTCCGCACAAAGGATCACGACAAACGACAACTTTAGTAAGTTGAAGTCGGGCCTTGTGGCACTTATTGACAGACTGGGAGCTAATGAAGATTCAATCATTACGATTGATGAGATCGATGGTGGAAGTATTGTAGCAGACGAGTTTGCTGGGCCACTTCCAAGAGGCGGTACATATAAGTTCCGTGTCAATACGAATGGTGAGATCTTTGCAACCAATTTATATGCGGCAACTTCCGTACACGTTCCTAGATTAAGACTTGAACCAGATCCTACATCCGTAGCATTTCAAGCTGGTGAAGTAAGATGGTCTGGATCAGATTGGTTAGGATGGAATGGAGCTGAATGGATTTCACTTTCTGCTGGAGCCCCAATTCCTATTACAGCGGGTCCACTTGTTATTGGTCAGCTTTATAAAATTGTATCATATTTTCCCACAGATGACTTCACAAATGTTGGAGCATTAGTTAATAATACAGGTGAAATATTCGTTGCTACTGGAACTACGCCAACAGATTGGACAAATGGAACGGTGATTTCTTCTGATGCAGGAGAAGCAAATACTATGTCAAACATTGGCGGAAACGTTGGTGTATTTGATTCAAAGGTCGGTCCTGAGTTCTTAATGAAATCTTTATCAGGTGTTTCTGGTATTATCGTAGATGATAATACAGATCCGGGTACAATCAGAATTGCTGCAAGTACGTCTGGTATTTCTGGATTCTCAGGAGCAGCAGTTTCTGGATTCTCAGGAATTGATGGAACAATAGGTGTTTCTGGATTCTCAGGAATTGGTACACCAGGTGTTTCTGGATTCTCGGGTGTTTCTGGAAAAGGTATATCTGGATTCTCAGGAATTGGTACACCAGGTGTTTCTGGATTCTCAGGAATTGGAACATCAGGATTTAGTGGAGCCTCAGGATTTAGTGGGGTATCAGGACTTGATGGTGTATTAGGTGGATCCGGTGTATCAGGATTCTCAGGTGCATCTATTATAGGTGCATCAGGTTATTCTGGATCAACTGGTGTTTCTGGTGTTTCTGGATTTTCTGGTGCCGTCGGAATTGGTATTTCTGGATTCTCAGGAACAACCGGCACATCTGGATTCTCAGGAACAACCGGCACATCTGGATTCTCAGGAACAACCGGCACATCTGGATTCTCAGGAGCAGGAAGTTCCCCAGCCGGCCTTGATACAGAAGTTCAATATAATGATGGTGGCGTATTTGGATCGGATTCCAATTTTTATAGAGATACAACAAATGATACGTTCTTAGCAGGATCGGTTTTAAACGCACCAAATCAAGCCGGATTTGAGATCACTAGAGAATTTATTGGTAGTGTTAGTGGCGTTAGTGGCTATGGTGCACAACTTACATATGGTGATCCAAGTGTTTCTTATGCTCTTGCCGGAGCTGGAGATCTTAGTGCCTATGGTGTACCTGGACCAGCAGCAATTATTGGTTGGTTAGATGTTGACGTAACTGTTCAAGCAAGCGCTGTTTTTAGTGAAAATAGTATTGCTGTTGGAATTAGCACTGGAATTGAACAACTTTCTGGTGGCTTACGTGTTAATACTGACACCGAAAACTCAACTAGATTATACTGGCAAGATTTTACAGGTAGTCCTTGGATCCAATCACAAATAAAACTTGATAATGATGGTATATGTTTCAATTTTGTAACTGATTATTATACCTTCCCACAAGGAGATGGTACAGCAAACCAAGTTTTAGCCACAGATGGTTTTGGTCAAATTTCATGGACTACTCCAGCAGGTGGTGGTGGCGGTAATACACTTGATGAAGCGTATGACGAAGGTGGTGCTGGTGTTGGTCGAACAATAACGGCAGACAATGGCGCGGTTAAAGTTGCAGGCACAGACGGCTTACTTGTTACGGGAACATTTGGAAGTGGTGCGGTACTTGAAAGTAGCGGTGCAGGTGTTAGGCTCTCATTTAATCCTAATACCGTTTCATTTAGAGTTGGTGAAGCGTTTGGAGACGAGTGGGATGCTTCTAATGTTGGCGGTTATTCGTTTGCTACGGGTGCAGAAACTAAAGCATCAGGTTTAGTTTCAACTGCTATGGGAACTGAGACA